GGAGCGTCTAGGTACGCGTTTGAAAATATTTCCAATCTCCGCACTCTTTCGAGAGGAGCTGGTGATGTGATCTATGAATAACACGCTGTGTACGAGGCCTCCGCAGAGACTATGAGGCTATTAACCTCATAACGTGAAATTGTAACAACTAGAATACGTTCTAGGTCATTAGGGCCGGTAATCAACCTTCTCTTATCAGAGTTAAATATTCATTTATTAACTCTCGTGATAACAGTTGCGTTAGTTCCCGGTCAGGGGCCCTTGTATGAGCCGGCGTAGCTAATCAGTCTTAAAGATCTAAGATTGTTCGTATGGATTGTAATATGTCCAACGACTTAGTCTCGTTTAACCGCTCTACGATCACCCCATAGCTTCGGCGTTCGCCTACTAGGATTATTCGTCCTCAAGGTTTCTAACGTACTTCTTTGTTTACCACTCTGGTCGGGCTTTAGTCCCTAAGATGGTTGCCCTGCATTCGCAGAGTCCACCACTCCAGTGAGATAATAAAGAGGAATGCCCTATTATAGGTTACGTTTATTCGCCATCCATGACCGCCAACGTTGCAACCACTGTCCACCTCGAACAAAGTCGAGGGGACGCGGCGCTTGCCGACGGATCGTTAGGTCTGGGGCAAGCCCCAAACCATCAATAGATGTCTCAAGCTCATCAAGCTGGGACACTAAGAACGAGAGTTGATAAAGAGATTTATCTTCCTCCATGAATGCGATAAGCTCAGTTTCCAGATTACGTAGTTCACTATGAAGGTCATAGAACGAATTTCTATAACAAAATTCGATCATCGTCATCAGGGATCTTATCTGATCTTGTGATAACGTTTTCGGGTCACGTACTAGCCAGATAGCATCTGGGTTCGTTTTAACGGCCCTAGGCCAATTGGATCCCGAGTACCGAGGATCCCCCACGAACAAGAACTTAGGCAATTGCCATGGTTCCCATTTCGCGGTCCCATAGTGAGCCCGGGTTCTGTCTACCTCAACTAGTTTAGTTAAGGCCTTAGCTCGAGGGAGTAAATCTCTTACTCGATCTAAGATAGATGCCGCCAGATCCTTAGTCCATTGGATATCAGGAATCTGAGAATCTAAACGACCAGTAGACATCCATTTAAGGATATCTCCATCATAACCCGGTCCTCCAGGTCCGTAGTAACTAACTACGTACCCTTGCAATCTACGCGGTAAAGCTGTCCATAGTTGGTTTACTCTAGATACCGATCGGTATCCGAACCCCAAGGCCATCAAACCTTGAGTTAGAGATAACTTGTGATTCCTCACAAGTTCCAACCACGCTGGCAATGAACCAGCAGCAGCAAGAACCTCCAATAGGGCCACAGGGCCAACAGAGTGACCTCTAAAGAAAATTCTTTTAGCAAACTCTAGTACCCCATACCCTGAGGTATCATGAACCGATTTAGAAAGTTGGATACCCACTCCCAAACCAGCCATCAACTTAAGGTATGTGTTTGCGACTGCTTTATCAGCTATCACTATGTCATCTCCTAGGAGAGCATAGTCCTGGAACCAATCTTTACCATTTACTCTTCCTGCTATCTCCGCCGATAGTTGAACTATGGCGTGATGAGTCAAGGCCAACATGGCCCAGGAAGTTAAAGCCCCCATTGGTTGCCCGACTGCGTACTTAACAAATCGCGGTGAATCCTCATCGAGTGTAAATAATACTCTCCGAGGAAGCGCGTAAGTACGACCTACCAAAAGACTCATCCAAAGGTTAGCCCCGTGAGCGGTAATAAGCCGACTCAATAAGGCGCCTTGAAGGAGAATTGGAAGACGATCCGTGGCCGACGATAGGTCCAAAGACCAAAAATGTCGGTGACCCTTCGCATGTAAAAGTGCGATAGGAGCAAGTTGATCGAATGTCCCATCTTGAGGGATTAATCTCAAGATGGAGAACAGGTATTCATGCAATGGGTTCATTGCCCATTGGGTGAAACAGTCGACCATAGCAAATACACGGATTTTACCCGCAGGCTCATCTTTTAAACCCAGCTTACCTAAACTCGACGGATATGCAGACTCCCCCATTTTCATGGCTTCATCTGACATAAAAGTCGGAGCTATGGATCGAAATTCATCAAACCAATTGAGGAATCTCGTATTCTTAGTTAACAAGAGCCATTCTCGAAAGAAAGGAAGTAACTCAGATCTAGACCAGGCTATAGCTGCCGCCATCACCCCGAAGGGAGACGTAGACAAATATAAATCATTCGTCGAAGTTGATCTCGGAATAAGAAAAGGTGAGACTCGAAATCTGGCAAGAAGTGAGGTTGGACTCTCGTCCAAATCCTCAGCTAACTTGGGCTGGAATTGTGCCAGCTTTAACCAGAACCGACCGCAAAACTGCGACCAGTCAGGAAGGAATCTAGAAAGATCCTTACCTGAATCGGTAATAGAATTCAGTGATATCTTCCCTGGGAACTCTATTACTCTATAAATAGAGAATAGTGTAAACCAGTAGGAGATAATCACCGGGTCCCCTCGAGCAATTCGCTGTCTGTGAAGTACAGGAATTATCGTCGGTAGACCCAATTGCCCTCGGTGCACTCTAGGAGTAGCAGGGAAGGAATTTAAATCCCGTGCTATGGACTGCGCTAAAGATGTGTTTAATACCTTTAGTGTAACCACAAGTCCCTTAAGGCCTTGGTGCTTCGCAGTGTGAGAACAGTAACGACAGAAAGTAATAATTGGTTTGACGTAACCTAAACGCATAGATCCTACCCGGACTCTAACCTGAGAAATCAGGAAAGAGATCACGGGCCGGCCTTGATTTCTCAAGACCATGGCACCTACAGCTTTCATAATATTTTCAAGTTGCGATGCAATAAATAATTTCATTGTCACGCGAGAATATTAATGAAAATCTTAGGACTCGGTTTCCACTTTCGTGGGCCGCAGCCACCCTATTCAGGGAAACGGATTTTTATCGTTCGAGGCTTCAAATCAATTATCTTGATTGAAGTGAGTGTTTCCACTCGGAGACCCCGACCTTCAATACTAAGTGCTCTAAGGAACCTACCCACTAAAGGGCCTGACCCCAGAGAGTCTCTGGTATCTTATAGTCATTTCGGTAAGATTACCTATCTCCTTTTACATCAATAAGAGTTGAGAAGACCTCACAACTAATGAAATCCTCATACTCTCTCCTTCGAAAGACAGGTTAGGGTGTGAGCCTTCTGCTTTCTTGCTCGCAACGAGCTGAAAGAGAAAATTATGATTCAAAACATTAGAAGGAATAATCACCTTCAGGAGAACTACTAGGTCGCGACATCCAACTAAGGATTACGTTTCTTTTCGTC